AAGTATCTGAACTAGCCATGGCAAGCTCTGTAATAGCCACTCTGCGCCAGTCTCTGTTCTGATCTCCGAAGGCATCAAAGAGGGCTTGAGCTAGCTTCTGAGCACCCCAGCGCTCATTCTGTGCTCGGATCACTAATTGCCGGACACCTGCTCGGTGGCGATCACTTATCTCTGTCAGCTTATCGCCCGCTCGTAAATTTGCATGTTCTACTGCCCTAAGTTCTTGGGGTTGTAGAGGAAGGATCTTCACTGTTCGACCTTCTGCCTTAGCCCTCTCCTGCTCTTTAAGAGTTAGAACTAACCCTTCATGCTCTGCCTCTTTAATCGTTGAGGGAAAGCGGTCTACAAAAGCGCCTACAGTGCTCAACATCTCAGTGTCTGCATGACTCCGGATCTTAGCTATAAACGCTGCTCTTACTGCAAACTGCTCAGCTAACTTTGCATAGTCCGGTAACTTTTGTTTCATGATATCGTCAATTTGCTTAAGCTTAGCTTTTGTCCACTCACTACCCTCCTGCAGTAGCTTAGTAAAAGCATTGCGCTTAGTCTTCGATAGGTTGATAAGATCACTTAACTTGTGCTTACCATTGTCCAAGGCCTTAAACAATTGATCTTCATAGGTTAAGTATTCTGGACTGAAGGCCTTCTGTAGTTGTATTGGCTCATCACTTCGCTCCAAGGCTGCTATGAGCTCAGCCATATTCTCTAGAGCTGGACCCACTAGTATTTCATAAAGTTCATCCTCAGCTTCACCGAGTAACTGCTCATCGTTCGTGGTCCACACTGTGCGTTCTAATCCCGAGGCCTTAGGGCTTTTAATATCTAGGGCCTTAGATAGTTCAGAGACTATCTGAAGCTTATGATCATTTGACAATGCCTGCAGAGTCTTCGGAAGTACGATATTCAATTGCTTCAACCTCCTCAACTCCTCTAATCAATATCATTTTCGTCCAATTCAGGTAAATCCACTGTTTGGCCTGCTAACACATGAGTTGAATCACTAAGAAACTGTATTCTACCGTCTGTTACAAAACTATGACATACCAGTGGAATTGACTCAATATGCTCACCATTCAGGATTCTCTTAGCTTCTTCATCACTTATTGGTTTTGTACCTCGCACTAGTATTGAAGGTGTAACTGTCGGTTTTTCTTGACTTCCATTCCAATTCCAACCATTTGAAGTGTTAACTTTAACTGCATGGTACTCGTTACACCCTGGGCACCAGAGCCACAGAAGATCATATTCTTGAACGCCATCCTTGCAGTGCCTTAATCTAGACTTAGTCATTTACACCGTCCCCTTTTTAGTAATCTCCCCACTCAATTGATACCTGCAGCTCGTCCTCTTCGGAATCTAATACTTCGGAAGAATCTATAAGAGATTTCTTAAGCGGTGGCTTCTTAGCCTGTGCTTTTGCTTTCATCTGTTCAATATTTGTCTGATGCTTTTGGTCAAGCTGTTTACCTTCAAGACCTTGTTTATGCTTGATTTTCTCTAGGTTAACTTGATGTTCTTGATCCAACTTCTTAGCTTCTAATCCCTGCTGGTGTTGCTTATCCATGACTTCTAAAGCCTTACTATGGGTATCATCAGCAGTCATCTTCTCCTGTGCTCCGTCGATAGCACCCTGCTGTTGTTGCTGTGCTTGCTGTTCTTCTGCCATCTTAGCATTGACTTCAGCCATAAACACCTGAATTAGGGTGGGGTTACCAGGTGCTGTTGTCCATTGAGCGGGTTTACCTTCCTCATCCAACAGTTCATCCATGTCTTCTTTCTTCCGGATCTCTGCAACGACGACAACTCCCGAGTCAATCTGCTCCTTATACCGCGCCCACTTCTGCTCCTCATCTTGTTCATCAATTCCAATCCATGTAAAGGCAAACTGATCATCAATCCGGTCCACGACTTCTGAATTGAAGGTATTGGCTAAGAACTGCATGAGCGGGACGAATCCTTTATCCTTTGACTGGTCAATCTTGACTTCTGTATTGTCCGATTTCATAGCTCCGTTGCCACCACTGGTCCAAGACTTAAAACCTACTTCATTGGGATCGATCTGATACACTGCACAGGCGATATTGAACAAAAACTCTAAGAACTCATTGAACTCCATATCCCGATTATTTGCCTTAAAGTTTGTGAACTTAAACCCTGCTCCTTCTTTTAAGGCCATCACAGGCACTGCCCACTTCCCTGATGCGCCACTAGTCATCGCTTTCCAGTGCTTCTTAAAACCTTCTAAGTGTGAGTCTTCATAGCTACCCACGATTTCTAGTATCCCTTGGGGTAGGTGTGATTCACTGAAATAGCTTGTATTGTACCGGACGCTATTCATAATTCCTGTGACAATCTCTATTAGTGTTTCAAGTTCTGACATTCCGAAGTCCACCATGTTGATATCTGTCTGAGGATTGCGAATAGCAAAACACAATTCGTCTTCTGTAAACTCCGCAATAATCTGGCCATTAACCCTCTGCACATAGGATATGTCCTTAGCTATTGACTGCCCGGCCCGGGTCATTGGCTCATAGACAGGCATTTCCCGCTCTGCACCTGTTAGATCACTGGCTACAAGTTCAATCGTTGCGCCATCAATAGCCCATATCTCAGCTATGGTTCCTTTGCGATTACCTACATTTTCAAAGGTCACAACATCTAATGTCAAGGTATCACGTACAATCTTACGCATGAACTTATCAAAGTTGTCTTTGCGCTTAGCATTAGGCACGGCACCTGTGGTCATGAAGAACTCTTCCAGCTCGAAGGCTCGTTTTTTCTGGGCCTCTGACATTTTAGCTTCTCTGTCCTTCAGTACGATCTTAAATCCCATATCCCCTTCAAATCGTGGCCGTCGAGAGAACCGTGCAACTTGATTGAGTCTTGTGTTAATGATCGCAGCTACTGCAGGGACCTTAGCCATTCGTCTAAGCACAGAGTATGGAACAGCAGTAGGTTTCTGTCTTAGGCCGTTAGCCCCTGTCGTCATATACGGATCAATAATTGCAGACTTAGGCTTACCCATCTTTATCTTTTCTCCACTAGCAAAGGCCTTCAGAAGCTCTTCAGCTTTTGGGGCTGTTGCACAAATGTCTAGTATGTTATCCATAACCATACCTCCTCTACCTAAAACAAAAAGAGCAGACGAAGGTTGTCCCCTTCCTCCGCTCTTTCTTTAATTCCCCCTGGGCTCGTGGTTAGCTTATACTTGATTACTAATTGTAATTATCCTCTCACCAACAATACCTGAGGTATCATTAGCTGTAGCTTTTACGGTCACTGTACCATTGGTTACCGCAGTGAGTAACCCAGTATCACTGATCGCAGCTGCCCCGGTTCCCGGCTCTACGGACCATGTATAGGTACCATCATCGGCATCAACAGGTAAAACTGCTGCAGCCATCTGAAGGGTGCCATCATTTACATCAATGATTACTGCACTTCCCGCTCCAGTTACTACAATGCTAGTCACCAGCTTAATTTGATTACTGAGCGTAATTACTAGATCATCTGTAACTCCACCCGCATCGTCTGCTGTGGCTGTGACGGTTACTGTTCCATCTGTTACTGCGGTTAACAATCCACCCGCACTAATCGTTGCTGTACCAGTTCCAGCTGCTACACTCCATGTTACAGAAGCATCTGTAGCATTAGCAGGCAATGCAGCAACATCCATCTGTAGGGTACCACCATCTACTGTGATAGTTGTTGCACCAGCTGCACCCGATACAACTAGGCTAGCTACCCAGATACTCTGATTACTTAACATGATCACACGGCTACCAATAACCCCTGAGCCATCATGAGCGGTTGCTACAACGGTTACAGTCCCATTAGACACTGCAGAGAGTAGGCCTTCTGCACTAATTGTAGCGGTTCCCGTACCCGCTGTAACACTCCAGACTACAGCACTATCCGCAGCATTAGCAGGTAATACTGCTACGGCCATTTGGAGGGTGCCTCTGTCTGTTTCTACGGTTGTGGCATTCCCTGCCCCAGTAACTACTAAACTCTGTACCCAGATACTCTGGTTACTTAGCGTGACTACCCTGCTTCCGGATACCTTAGTCACATCGTTAGCTGTAGCCAACACGGTAACAGTGCCGTTTGTTAGTGACTGCAGTAAGCCACCAGAACTGATTGACGCTGTTCCTGTCCCAGCTGCTACACTCCATGCTACTGACTTATCGGTAGCAATAGCAGGAAGGACTTCAGATAACATTTGCAGCCTAGCCTTATCCACTGCAATGGTTACCGCTCCTGCAGTCCCAGTTACAGCAACTGTTAGCACCTTTGTCGGGAAGGTTCCCCGGCCAAAGATCTGGCCACAATTAGGGCAGTGCTTTTCACCTGGTGCCCCCGGACTCGTTGAGTTGATTCCCTTCGGTACTGCTTTTACCTGACATTGTGGACACTTAGCAAGCAACTTGCTGGCACTCTCATCAATATTTGTATACTCTCGTGTATCTCCAATCTGACTCATATAAATTCCCCCGTCCCATTTGCATATTAAACTAATAATACCATTATTTATGGAAAATCAATAGCCCTTTTACTTCCGAAGATTATTAAACCTTACTACGACGCTCATTTCTACGGTACGGGCTCCTTGTAGGTTTATCTGCATGGGTTATTTCCCAGTTATGTTTTAGTGGTGGTTCTGCCTTATGTTTAGCCATTTGATTGCTGCAGTAAGTACCTTTACCACTTGACACAGCTCTGCACATCAGCACGCATTCGTCACACTTTGGTTCCTTTGCCCCTGCAAAGAATCCGAGGATTAGACAACCGATAATTACCCCAACTAATACCGCAAGTACAAGCCATCCGACATGCACAGTCCACCCAGCGTCTAACATATTCCCCTTCCTCCTCTTAGCGCTTCATGAGCTTATAGTCTTCAGCTAACAGAGCTGCCGACTCTGCATCATCCCAATAGCTTAGGTTACCAGCGTACATCCGGCCTTTTCGAATATCGTTATCTACCAGCTCTAGCCAGTAAACCACACTATCCCCATCCATCCAGTAGGTTCTTGTGACCTTATACCCTAACTTCAGAAGCTTCAGGGCCACTGAGAAATCAAAGGTTGTCCCCTCTAAGGATTTTATGTCTATGGTATTTGGCACACAGAGCGCTGTTACTTTAGGTGATCCTGGACTACACATCGCAGTTCTCCATGCTTTCTTAAATGACTCAATCTCTTCGTGTGAGAAGTCCTCTTTAAATTTGATTATACAAACACTTGAGTCAATCGGTTTGATTTCTAGGCCTTCACCTATGGCACTCCTAGTCCCAAATTTTGTGTATGCCTTTTCAAACTGAGCTTTAGGTGACCATGAGGTGTAGCCATCTTCATACTTCACTAGATAGCCATTACCTTCTTCATCAGCGTTCTCAGTGCTAATTGGCCGATCAAATAGTATTAGGCTAGCCTCTTTTGCTGTCATAGGCTTTGCCTCGATCATCTTAAATCCAATGTACATATCCATTTGTTTCATCCTCCTTATAGTCAATGACTGCAGGAATCTTAGCGTACCAGCCATCTGTGTATGCCATAGTCATACTCACAGGCTCTAGAACTTCTAAGGCATCTCTGCTTACCCATGGTTTTAATCGTGTAAACTTACCAGTTTCTCTAAACTCCTTGAGCATGCGCCTACCTTCCTTAGGCATAGCAGTCAGGTATTGTACTTCAGAACCCTCTGACATTCTATAGGCTAGTACGGCTACCCTATGTTCTTTCAAATGTACAACTTTCTGCACAATCTTCCGCATTTTCATATTAATCCTCCTCTAGAAAAAGAAATCTCCCCCGCCACCTTTACCAACCTTCCGTAAGGCGATTGTCAAATAGTTCGTTGCATGGGCAAAGTGATCTCCACCTGGAAGGGTGCCCACTCTCTCAGATATGATCTCTTTTTTAGTCTTCTCATCTTCTTCAATATCTCTTATCAGGACAATGTTGGTTAGGTGCTTGATAAAGAAGGTTTCAAAGAGCGGATTAAGCACAACCCATGCTGGTATCACAAAGAGCCCTTCTCTAAACATCCGGGCCATAAGCTTAAGGTCTAGTGTTCGATCAACGTTAACCTTGGCCTCATCCTCGTGCCACTGATCATCTACATTCTTCGTTGAGGTCGTTGACAGATTAGGGTAGAAACAGCTAAATACTTTACCCGGGAATACTTGCATAAGCTCCCAGTTACGGTCCTTGCCATAGCCTGCGTCAAATACCCCACGTTTAGCATCCCATTGTCTCATCTTATCAGCGGTCCTCGATATATGTGGGTTGTTCTTCCGGCCATCTGTAGTCACTGCTTCATCATCTTTAACGTCCCATATGTCCAGAATAATGATCTTACTTGGGTTATCTGGATGAGGCATGCCAGCAGTACCCCACGATGTGTTACCCCAGTCTACACCTAGACACACACGATCCCTTCTGAGGTCATAGGGATTCGTAAGCGACGTATCACAGCATCTAAGAATATCCCCCTTAGATATCATGACATTGTCCCCAAGGTAGGTTAGGCCAATAACATAGTTCATAAACAGCTGCTCTAGCTTATAGTCAGCTTTCTTCTGCATGAGTTGGCTAGGGCTTATCCACGGGCACATAAGTTGGCTTATTTGATAACCCCTGATTCGATCTCTATGAGGGTAGAGCGGTTGCCATATGCCATTGATCCGCATTTCGTCACTAATAGGTCTCTTACACTTCAAACAAGTGTATATGTACCTGTCTGACTCCTGCACCCAGTCATAGACTAGATGCAAGTTGTGATTTGGCCGATCATGGCGGTCTACAGTAAGCTGCTCTACACCCTTCGGAAAGTCATGTATCATCGTAGTCCAATGATTACAGTGTGGGCATTTCATAAACCAATGCTGTTGATCTGAATCTTTGAAGCTTGCATTCACACCTACACCAGGGAGGCTAGGGGTTGATACGTCCCTTCTCCATCCATAGGCGCTGGATGACAGCGTTTCATTGAAGGCAATCATGACATTTGGTGCCATTCTGTCGATCTCATCGAACACAACCACGTCGCATGGTATTCCTTCTCCGGCTTTTGGTGTACTACCACTACGGAAATAGAGCCAGCTGTTATCCCCCATCTTCCGTAGTCGTACATTGTCCACAGGATCTTCACCCTGCCTCTTTTTACCTGTCTTTGGGTCATAGCCCATACGACTCTTCACATGAGGTGACTCTCTCATAACCTCCTCGATCCGTGTCTTTGAGAAGTCAGCCACTTGGTCAAACGTTGGGAAGACATAGACGATAGATGAGTAGGGATGAGTATCAGCAAACCATAAGACTTCTCTAACCTCGTTCTCACTGGCCCCACATTGCCGGGACTTCTGTTCTGACTTATATGGGTGCTGGTCATCTAGCATTTGCTGAAGAAACTGCCTTTGACCACGGAGCCCTATATTCTGCTCTTGAGGGGATATCTGAAAGGCCTTCCGTAGGTCCAAGGAGCCATCAGGATTGAGTTGTTCGAAGCGATAAGGCTTTCCCCTTAGCTTAGTGTGGTACTGAGCCCATATAGAGGGCCTAGTGCGTATTTGATAGTCAAATATCTCCTGTCGTGAGAAGCCCTCCATGATGTCACCTGCCTATTCCATCTTCTGTTTAGTCACTCGCTTATCTCGGTATTTTTTAATCAAAAACTCAACGAAGCATTTTTTAACGCCTAATACTTCTAGTATCTTGGTAAAGGCCCAATCCCACGCATAAAATACAGCTACAACAAGCAGACCAGTTAGTCCGGATAAGGATAGAATAATAATCGCATGTATTAAAGTGTCTGATACCTTGAACATAGTGTTCCCCCTCTAGGACCAGTTATAGTACTTAGGCTTTCGGCCTAAAGCTCTAATCTTGGTATACTTAGCTCTTAAGGCTTTAATTACCTTCTTTAGCTGAATGATCTTTACAGCGAATATTAGGCTAACGACCATAAGGCCTAGTGTAAGCACAATGATGATCGATACAGTTGTCCCTGCATCATACATCGGTGTATTCCTCCTTTATGCTCTGGTCTATTTGACCTTAGTCCTCAACTTCTGAAGATGATTCTAATTTCTTTTGTTTTAGCCTAGCTTGTTTACGCTCAAACTTCCTTACTCCCTTTTCATAGGATCTAATTATATCCTTATAGAAGTCTGTATTAAACCAAAAAGCCCCTTCCCTCAGCGTCATACCATCTGGCACAAAACGCTCAAAAACATCCATTTGAAGACCTGTCATAGTAGCTAGGTTTATAAAGGGATGCTCAGGTACTTTTAGCTTTTTTAAGTACTCTTGTCTCAGCCACTCAAAAGTATCAATGTACTTTAATTTCCAAGCAAATGCCTTTTCCCCTGTAAAACCCATAGTAAGAAGTATAAAACCTCTAAAAGTCATATCATAGAATCTTTGTACCCTACCATGCACATCTGCATACTTAGCTGGCACAAAATAGCTTTCAGAGATGTGCCCAATTTTGGACACATCTATTTGCGCAATTAGATTATCAATATCTCGTAATACGTGCCTGTGGTCCTTTTCAAAGTTTTTAGCAATAATTCTGCTGTCTACTTTAAAGATATCGCCTTCAACAACTATCTTAGTTAATTCATTCATAGGTATGTACCTGTTCATCTAACTCCTTATTACCTAAGATAGTTTGTAGGCACTCTTCATAGGTGTCCTTACCATGTAACTCGCATAGCTGTTTTCTCATTACAGGTGCTAATTCGGAATTAAGCCAATCTTTAGCTGCCTCTACATCCATATGTCGTGGTGTAATTTGCATAAGATCAACTAAAGATACTTCCCGATTAAGCGCAACATCAATAAAAACTCTAAATACTGCCTGAGCCTGTTCCTCTGTCTTAAACATCCTAATCCCACTCCCTTGCTAATTTAGTTTGACATTTAGTGTACTTCCTAGTAGCATAAACAGTAATTACTTGGATATACTATACTGCTAAATGCTTCCACTTACAAGTCATACCACTTTAGGGAGGGCTACCCATGCTTAAGAATAGGGTTAAATTAGGCTCAGCCGTTGATCGTGAAACATACGAAATACTAAAAAACCTATCAGTAGACTCAAGAATTTCCATTGCTAAACTACTAGATGAAGCTATAAAAGACCTAGCTGTTAAGTTCAAACTTCAACAGCAGAAGATCAACTCTTAACGAGTTGATCTTTTTCTTATACCTTCACAAACCCATGCCTTTTACACACCGGGCACGACTCCTTAAGTTCTAGTCGTGTAGGTAGCCCATGGTTATTATGTATCATACAAGATACTGGAACCTTGCCTGAACCGTTGCAATGGCTACACCGCTTTGACTTCCGCATATGGGTTGTAGCAGGTTCCTCCTGCAGCACATTAGCCATTAGTGAGTACCAAAGTATGGATTCTTATGCTGCTCCATATCCGCTTGGAGAAGTTGCAGACTGCTGTTTGGGCACATGCCCTGGCTGGATACAATTTGAAGAGGCCTCTCACAGTAGCTGCATTTCGTTTGGTTGGTACTTCCATAGGTAACATTGCATACTTGACAAATCTTAGGCACGACAATCATTCCCCCTGTTTACTCATTCGTTTAACACGAACCCGCTCATAGCCATAGTTTGTCCACTCTATGGCGTTGTGCAGGTTGTTTAACAACTACTATTCGAAGATAACTATCTTCCCTACATGCTCTGCATGTAGCTTTCCAATATTTGCACCAATACTAGGCTCCCAGCCACGTAGTAGGTATATCGCCTCACAAATATTAAGCATTGGGATACATACACTCATGTACTCCTCTTGTGTAAATCCTTTAGGTAGTAGTGCAGGATTAAGCACTGTGTTCCCTAATTCCGTTAACTCTTTCTCAGCCTGTGCAAATTCTGCTTGATAATTTTCATTGCCTGTTATAGCACCAGCAATGTATATTTTCATATTCCCTCTACTCCTTCTCACCAGTGATACCCCGAATCACATCATCACTGACATCTTTAAACTGGGCTTCTAAAGCCCTTCGTTCTTCAGCGCTTTTGCTGGCCATTATAGTATCAATATTAGCGATAGCTATACCAACGACACCGCTCAAGTTGGTATTCTGCTCCACCTTCGATTGCTCTACAAATTCATCTTTTTCTTGAGCGATCTGCTTGGCAATCGTTTGGATGGCTGTTAGCACTGGGCCAATAGACTTATCTGTTAAGTTAACCCCATCAATCTCCGCTACAACCTTATCAAAGAGTAAGCGGGTCACTTTGTTAAGCCCTGCAATCCGCTCCTGCTTATTGGCCCATCCTGTCTCCATCACGAGCCCATTAACATGACCCTTGAACTCTGGATGCTGCAACCATGCATAGATCATAGACTTATGCATGCCTAGCACTTTAGCTATTTGGGTAATAGGATGCCCAGCACCTATCATATCAGCAGCCTTGTAGCGCCTAGGGTTCCATCTCCAGGTCTTCGGTATCACGTTCTTGTAGCTAGCAGGAACGACAATTGTATATACCTTATCGCCAGAACCTCTAACCTCAAGCTGCACATACTTCGGAGACTTGCCCGTTAGTACTTTGCGTGCTGTTATGGGGTTTTTTCTTTTGCTAACAGCTATAACCCTAGTCTGTGTGGCAGGGACGGGCATATTTAGTTGCATGCGTTGTCTTTTCCCTTTAGCTATTTTTGGGGCCTCTGCTACTGCTATTTCTTCAGGTGTATACTTAACAGGTTTTGCAGCCTGCTTTATCTTAGATATTAGTTTATGCCCCATGGGTAAAATCGCCTCCTCCCTAGGTGTATAGGGACTCCCAGGACCTGCGTCCGAGGAATTCTATGGAGTATTTTACCACATCTATAAGAAAATTGATAGACAATAGTTCACAACTTTGAACAAACAATTTTAAAATACATATATAAGAAGAAATAAAAAATAAACCTAATATAAATAAAACTATTTTTTCATCCTTAAAGTACTTATTTCCTTTGTCGTTTTCTTATGAATTTTTATGCACTTTATACACTACATTTTTAAAATATATTTCAAAAATAGGTCATTTTAACTGTTTTCAAGGTTTTCTCGATTACGTACGAGTTGATACGTAATTATCAGGTGCCAAGCGTTTTATTTTTTGCAAATTTTTTTTTTATTTTTTTGTGCACTTTTTTATGAACAACTATGAACAAATTTGCAGTATTGGTACAAAAACCATTTTTTTTTTTTATAGACCCCTTTTTTCTTTGTGTCTTTAATAATTACTTACCAACTCGTACGTAATCGAGAAAATTTTTTTCAAAAAGGCAAAAAGGCCTCATTTTGCCCCCATTTTTGGCTCCATTTATTTACAATTTCGTCTTACCAATAGTCAGACCATTAGTCCAATTCTCTGAGCCTCTCACCCCATCTTAAAAATATCCTAATTTTTTACATGGATACTTTTGTAATAAATGCCCAAACCCAGCGATACCAAGGGTTACAGCTACTTGTAACATTTTTCCTTTTCACATGAAAACACCCCATTTTAAAAATCCCTATACTATACTATAGGCTCCTAAGAATTGCAAGAAAACACCTATGCATAATTATGCACTCGACTGCATAAACCCTGTCAGAGTATTCTGTCATGGATTTTTAGCCCATTTATAGGAGGCATCTAGGAGTATAGGAGCACCCCCCACTTAAACCTGAATGTTACATATGCTTATTATGTAACATTCGTCAAAGGCATATATGAGAGGGCATTGAGCGGGTATAGGAAAAGCCCCAATGCCTTGTGGCACTAGGGCTTCAGAAGATCACTTAGTCAGAGCTTCAATGGTTAAGGATGTAATTATCCTCTGCTCCGTTATGATTCCATCTTTGCATAAATCACACAGCGTTTCAAGGTTAATCCCATCGACAGCTTGAACTTTTACCTGTACCCATTTAGGTTCCGATGGTCTGTAGTCTAGCCAAGTTTTGGGAGTTCTTCCAATGCCTTTTTCCACCATTTTAACAATACGCTCCCCGGCCTCCTTACATTTGACGAAGCCCGATAGGTCATACCCTACGCCCCGTGGTGCCCAGTATTCACCACCACCCTCTGGCTTTACATCAGGTCTTATATATGGATGATTAGGAGTACCTTTTCGTGGGTGTGCTTGTAGCTCAGGGTACGATGCGGGGCCATCCCCAGATCCAAAG